TTACGGGACGTATGCAAGCTGCCTACCATGAACCAGGCACACCGATTCTAGGATCAGGCGATCCACCAGTAGCAGAGAAGACCATCGTTTGTGATGATCTCCTCATCTCTAGTGCTTTCGTATATGATCTCGATGAGACACTTGCACATTACTCTCTAAGATCAGAGATTGCTTCCAAGATCGGTCATGCTCTAGCTGAGTCATATGACAAAAAGATCTTCAGAACGATTGCTCTAGCAGCTCGTGCTTCACATCCTATTACAGCTTCTCCTGGACCTGAGCCTGGTGGATCAACCATCAAACTAGGTACTGGTAAAGAGTATGATGCTCAAGCATTAGTTGATGGCTTCTTCGAAGCAGCTTCAATTTTAGATGAAAAGAATGTACCTAAGACAGGTAGAACAGCTGTACTATCTCCAAGACAGTACTATGCTCTTGTATCTCAGGTATCTACAAATATCTTAAATCGTGATTATGGTAATTCACAAGGTAATCTAACTTCTGGCGAAGGTCTCTATGAGATTGCTGGAATTAAAATCAGACGTTCTAACAACCTTCCATTCTTAGCTGGTACTGTTAATCAAGTATCTGGTGAGAACAATGATTACTCTGGTGACTTCCAATATCATTGCGGTTTGATTTATCAGAAAGATGCTGCAGGTATTGTTGAAGCCGTTGGACCACAGGTTCAAGTAACAGGTGGGGACGTTTCAGTCTTATACCAAGGTGACGTAATGGTCGGACGCCTTGCAATGGGTGCTGGTACACTTAACCCAGCTGCTGCGATTGAATTCTCTAACGAATAATCTGGAGGTATAATCTTATGCCTATAGTACCTGGGACTCAACATACAGTTACCAGACGCCAAGGTATTGGTGGTGTTGTTTCTTCTACTAAAGATCCTAATGTTGGGATTGAAAATGGTAGATCAATGCTACCAGCAGATTATACTACATTAACAATTGCTCAATCAGCTATAACTGAAGCTAACCCTGGTGTATTTACATCAGCAGCTCATGGTTTAGCAACAAATGATTTACTTACTTATCATAGCGAAGGAGGAACAGCCTTAGTAACTGGATCGTCAGATACAGCTTCTGATGGTGACGTCTTCTGGGTTAAATATGTATCAGCAGATACATTCCAACTTACGGCTACAGCTAGTGGAACTGGCTTACAAGTAAGTACTGATGGTAATGACAATCAGACATTTAGTAGACCAATTGGGAAAGTAGTATAGTAACTTAAATAACGAGGTAATACAAAATGGCAACAGCCGTCGCTAAAGGTAACGCTGGTGTTTGTACAACAGACGCTAATCGTGAAAGCGTATCTCGTACAGATGGAGGTGGTACTGATATCCGTAGCTCTAATGCTGTGGTATCAGTTACCAAAAACCTAAGAGTACCTTACGCTACACAAGAATGTAACGTTACCTAAACTTATATATAGGAGGGTTCACCGCCCTCCTTTTTTTTATTCATAAAAATTTATACCTATGACTTCTACTCCCACAACAGTTGACATCGATACAGAACTATCCGCAGTTAATACAATCTTGGGTAGTATTGGTCAGTCCCCTATATCTACATTAGATTATGATAATCCTGAAGTTGCATTTGTCTACAATCTTTTAAAGGAAAGTAATCAAGACGTTCAAAATGAAGGATGGACATTCAATAGAGAAAACCATATAAAATATTATACAGATTCTGATAACAAAATTATCATTGATTCAGATGTTGTCCGTATGGACAGAGATGATGAATGGGATCGTACTAGAGATTTTGTTAGACGCAAAGATACTACAGATAATAAATGGAAAGTATATGATAGAGTGGATCATACTTTTGAATTTCCAGATGATGATTACTTCCATTTTAATGTAGTAAGATATTTAAAATTTGAAGATATCCCTACTGTATTCCAAAGATATATTACTTATAAAGCTGCAGGTAGAGCTGCCGTACAATTAGTCGGTAATCCACAATTGCAACAAATGTTATCTACATTTGAACTACAGGCGAGAGCTTCTTGTGTAGAATATGAATGTAATCAAGGTGATCATTCATTCTTCGGATGGCCAGATGATTCAGCATATCAATCTTACAAACCTTATAGAGCACTTAGACGCTAATGGCTAGTATTACACAACAAATACCTAATTATAAATCTGGTATATCTGAATTACCAGATGAATTAAAAGCACCTGGACAAGTAGTTGATTTAAATAATGGCATACCTGATATTACCAGAGGTTTAATAAAAAGACCTGGTACTGATTTGGTTAATGTTATTACACCAGCAGCAACAGGTAAATGGTTTCCAATTTATCGTGATGATGGTGAACAATATATAGGGCAAGTTGCTACTACAGGTGCTATTAAAGTATGGAGATGTAGTGATGGTGCTGAGATACCTATTGATTATGCAAATGTACCTGGAACAAATTTAGCAGAATACTTAATCCATACAAACTCTGACGAGATACAACCATTTACTATTAACGAAACAACTTTCTTTACTAACAGAACAAAGACAGTTGCAATGAAAACTGATTCTGCTAGTAAAACTCCTATTATTAATAACGAAGCATTTATATCAATAAGAACTATTACTTATGGTAAACAGTATGCTTTAGATGTATTTGACCCAACAGATCATAGTACTATTACATATAATAGAGCAACAGCTATAGAAGCTGATGAAGATGTAGATACATCTGGTATAGGTGGTTATTCAAATGATGGTAAATGTGAAGGAATGAGTAGGGCTAATGTTACTCCTACAGATACAAATAAAGGTCTTTCATATATGAGGGGTGGTACAGGTAAATCCAATCTTAGATATGAGATGGATACACGTTGTACACCAGTACCACAACCAGGCAGTGTGTCTAGTGCTTATGATGATTCCTATCAACCAAATGCCTTACTTCAATTTGGAGGAGAAGGTTGGAAAACAAATGATACTCATGATTATGTTTCAGTAAAAGGGTTAGAAACACAAATAAAAGTAACAGCTCATGTTGAAATAACTTCTAGAGCAAACGTTGCTTTAGTAAGACCAGAAGCTACATCTTCTAATGCTTCAGAAAATGTATCATCTGAAAGTGTACTAGCTGGTATGAAAAATGCTATTGACGAAATATCAGATCATGGTTTGACTGCTACAATTGTCGGAAATGGTATACATCTATATCGTGCAACTCCATTTAATCTAACTTCTCCAGAAGGTCAGTTAATGGATATCATCACTAATGATGCTAATGATCCTTCAGATCTTCCTAGAGTATGTAGGCATGGATATGTAACTAAAGTTGTTAATAGTGGTGAAGATCAAGATGACTATTACCTTAAGTTTAAAGTAAATAATATAGATGAAGATAATTCAATAACAGGTATATATACTAGAAGTGCAAGTAGCGCTCAAAGTGCAAACTATACAAGGGGTAGTTCAAATACTATAGCAACTAGTGCAGTTAATACAACTAACGATACTGTTACTATTACAGCTCATGGATTTACTACAGGAACTAGTTTACTTTATGATGATGCTAGTGGTACAGTTTTAGCAGGTTTAACTGATAATACAACATATTATGCTATTGTTGTCAATGAAGATACTATAAAATTAGCTACATCATCTGGTAACGCAACAGCTGGTACAGCTATAGATTTAACAGGTACAGGTAATAACTCCCAAACTTTAGCAACTGCTTTAAATACTGTAACCATAACTGATACAGATCATGGTTTAATAACTGGAGATCAGATTGTTGCTACATTTAGTGGAGCTGCTACTGATGGTACATACACTATATCTAATGTAACAAAAGATACATTTGATGTTACTGATGCTGCAGCTGGTGTTATAGCTTCTACATCTCTAACTTATACTCATGGTTTAGTAACCTTTACTAAAACTTCTCATGGTTTAGCTACGACAGATAGCGTAATTGCTGACTTTACAAGTGGTAATGCAACTGATGGTTGGTATGAAGTAGGTAGTGTAGCTGATGCTAATACGTTAACTTTAAGACAAGATGTACCTACAAATATAGGTGGTACTGTTGCTACTAGTGCTGTTAATACAAGCACTGAAACTATTACTTTAACTGCTCATAACTTCTCAACTGGAGATGAAGTACATTATAGTAATGGTGGTGGTACAACACTTGCAGGTTTAACAGATGATACTATATACTACTGTATTAAAATTGATGCTAATAACTTCAAACTAGCTACGAATCTAGCTAATGCTAATGATAGTACTGCCATTAACTTAACAGGTACAGGAAATAATAGCCAAAAATTTTCAGCAACAGTTAATTTAAAGCCTAATCGATTTGGTACTGGTGTATGGGAAGAATGTGCTGGTCCTGGTATAGAAGTTAAGTTTGATGTGGATACAATGCCATTGAAACTTACTAGAGTTTTACCTAGCACACAACATACAATTGCTACATCTGCAGTTAATACTAGTAATGAGCAAATCACTATTACTGGACATGGTTTATCTACAGGTGATACTCTTTTATATGATAACGGTGGAAGTACAACTTTAGCAGGTCTTACAGATGACACTATTTATTATGTTATTAAAGTAGATGCAAACACAATTCAATTAGCAACTAACTCAGCAAATGCTACAGCAGGGACTGCTATAAATTTAACAGGTACTGGTAATAATGCACAAACTTTAACCAATGGTTATTTCAGTATTAATGGTGGATCTGATGCTGCTTATACAAATGGTGCTTTCAGATTCGATTACCCAGCTTGGGATGATAGAGCTGTAGGTGATGATGTTACTAACCCTAAACCATCTTTTGTTGGTAATAAAATTAATAAGATATTCTTCTTTAGAAATAGAATTGGTCTATTAAGTGAAGAGAATGTTATATTATCTCGAACTAATGACTTCTATAATTTCTGGGCAAAAACTGCGTTTACTATAGCTAATGCTGACCCTATTGATTTACAATCTAGTTCTACCTACCCAACAGAGTTATTCGATGCAGTTGAAGTTAACGCTGGATTACTTATATTTAGTGCTTCTCAACAATTCTTATTAACTACTGATGAAACTCAATTAACACCTGAAACAGCTAAGATAGCTTACCTTGCATCATATGCATTTAATGAAAAAACATTTCCATTTGCTTTAGGTACTACTGCAGGTTGGTTAAATAGTACTGCAAAACGTACTAGATTTCATGAAATGGCAGAAATTGTAAGGAATGGAGAACCACAAGTCTTAGAACAAAGTAAGGTTATATCTAAATTATTTCCAGATGATATTACTTTAATTGCTGAATCAGTTGAAAACCAAATGGTTTTATTTGGTTCTGAAAATAAAAATGAAGTTTGGGGATATAAGTTCTATATGCAAGGTAAGAATAGAATACAATCAGCTTGGTTCAGATGGGAACTACCTGGTACTGTAACTTATCATGTATCAATGGATGATACGTATTATGCTATTGTAAAGAATAGCTCTACTTATACGTTAGAAGCTATGGATATTAAAAAAGCTACAGATACAACATTAGTAGGTACAGCTCCAGATGAATATCTAGTCCATTTAGATACTAAGTCAATTATTGCATCAGGTTCATTATCATATTCTGCAACCACTAATAAAACTTCATTTACAAAACCATCTGGTTATAATAGTTCCCAACAACTTGCAGTATTTTGTCATAGCTCTGGTAATAAGATTGGTAAATATTCAGAAGCTACTGTAGCTAGTACTAATATAGAAATGGAAGGTGACTGGACTGGACAAGATATTGTTTTAGGTTATTTATATGAATATGAAGTAGAACTACCTACTATTTATATACAACAAATGTCTGGTAATTCAATAAAATCAGAAACACGTGGTTCATTAGTACTACATAGAATAAACTTTAGCTTTGGATCAGTTGGTTTGATTGAAACTACTTTGAAAAGAAAAGGTAGATCTGATTACAGTAAAACATATGACTCTATAGAATGGGATAATACACTTGCAAGTAGATTGGCTATAGCAGATGATTATATTCATACTATACCTGTTTATGATAGAAATACTAATACTAGCTTGCATTTGAAATCTAGCCATCCAGCTCCTGCAACATTACATTCAGTAACTTGGGAAGGAGATTATAATGCAAAATATTATCAAAATGTCTAAATACATTCACCCAATTACAATGGAGGCTGCTGTTGAAGTGGCCTCTAATTTACGCCCTGATGACTACCGAGAGGTCTATGAAGGCCATGGTCATTTTCCACTTTTACATATACCTTTAGCTGCTTTTGAAGGGGATTCAGTATACTTCACCGTACCTAACGGCAAGACTGCCGGATTAGCCGGAGTAAATACAAACGGAGCAATATGGATGCTTTGTACACCCGTTATACATGAATACCCTGTAACCTTTGCACGTGAAGCAAAACGTTATGTAGAAAGTCGGACTGAAAAATTACTTTGGAATATTGTAGATAAACGTAATACCGTTCATTTAAAATTACTCCAATTTCTAGGATTCAAGTTTTTACGAGAACTTAAACATGGTCCTAACCAATTAACCTTTATAGAATTTTGCCGTGTGTAATCCCGCAGCCATAGCAGTCGCATCATTTGGTGTTCAAACTGCAGGTAATATCTACCAATATAATCAAGAAAAGAAAGCTGTTAGATATAGGAACAGAGCTAGACTTCTTAACTTTAATGAAGAACGTAGACTTTGGACATCTGATCGTATTCTACGAGATACAGCATGGAAAGGTAATATTGCCCAGTATGAAGCAAATATAGATGACTTATACCAAAGATCTTTAGATATCTGGAGATCACAAGATCTAGAGATCAAAAAAGCGTTATCGCAGCATGCATTTAATAATGTAGAAATTCTACAAAAAATGTATAAATCAGAAAGTGCTAGAGAACAAACTGGTGTAACTGCACAACGTCTTGAAGGAGAAGCTGCCAGAGTAGCTGGTTTTGCTTTGACTAAATCTTATCGAGATCTGGTATTAACTAAGGATAAAGCTTGGTTAAATAAAGAAACTACTAGATTATCAGCTAATAAAAAACAAAGACAAGCTTGGGAACAAATCAATGTATCACCTGTATCAGGATTCCAACCTATATATCCAGAGTTAGAATCTGAACCTGGAATAGGAGGATTATTAATGAAAATAGGTATTAGTGCAGCTACATCTTTCCTTGGTTATAAAGCAATGAAAACTAGCTACAAGTCAGACGTTAGTTTTTGGAAACAATCCCCTCAATTCTATACAGCTGCTGGAACTACAGCAGCCCAGACTGGAGCATCCTTATCGTCTAATCGAGCTTCATTACAAGCAGATACACTAGGGGGCAGGTTCCAACTTCAACCATCTAATATACGAGGCGCAAATGCAGTTTATGCATATCAATACGTAGATCCAACTTCCATAAGTATAGTATAAATTATGACTGCATTAGATCAACATATTAATTTCTTAAGAAGTGATCTTAGGAATCAATCAAATCAAATCCAACAACAAAATACACGAGTTGGTCATTGGAAATCAGAAGCTGCTTTAGCAAATGGTAGATTAGTAAGTCAATTCTCCAAAAGTTTAGCTAACTTTATAGTACAAAACGACAAATTAGTTCAAGCTGATAGAGATAAAGCAGCTGCTAAGTATTATAGAGATAGGATGGAGAAATTAAGAGAAGCAGAATTTTTGACCGAGAAGCAGAAAAAGGAGGTTGCAGAGCAGAAAGCAAAGCAAGAAAAAATAAAATTAACCGAGGGAATGGGTAGTCAACATGGGCAAGAAACCCTTAAAGGTATCGTTAAAAACCATGAGAAAGGGATATATGCAAATCCGGAGCTAGAGTTTTTACTTAAAGAAGCAAACCCTAATCAAACTACTAGATTAATTAAACATTGGTTACGTGAGAGAAGTGGAGAATATACATCTTGGTTACAACAAAATCTAAATGGTAACGGAGAATTTTCAGGATTAAAATTCCAAATTCCTGATTCTGACGCAATTCTAACAATAGGTCAAGTACAAAATAATCCTTTCCTTCAAAAGGCTGTAACTTCTAAGCTTCGTGAGCTTTGGATGGAGAAACTTAACGTAGGTCCAGGGTCAGGTATAGATCAAGATTGGCTTGACTCAACAGGATTCACTGACCATTTACGTGACATAGAATCTAATGTATTCCAAACATCAAGTAAAATATTTTATTTTGAACAAGGTAAGGAAAGAACAAGATTAATTGAACAGGGTATATTTAGAGCCTTAGAAGTGGGTGCTTCTACAGAAGAAGTATCTGATCTTATTGCAACATGGTTTTTAGAACTTAAAACTAGTCCTAAAGATATGAATGGCACTAGGTATACTAATGAAGAAGTACATACAGAATTTGGAACTTTATTAAAAGGGTTTAGACAATCTGGTCTTTTAGGTGATCTTCAGTTTAGAAGACTTATGAATAGGCAAGCAAATATATTAGATATAAATAATGAAGCACATACTATTAAGGACAAAGCAGGAGATAAAGTACCAGGACAGCCAGGTAAAAAAAGGCTTAAAAGTTGGGCTGAAATGTGGCCAGGAAGATATGGTAGAAATGGTACTGTAACTACCGACACTATTAAGGGAAATGAACAGGTTGCAAGAAAGGTAGAGAGTGATTTTGAATTTGCTCAAGTTCAAGCAGATGAGGATGCTTATAATTTTTTAATTGAAAATGAAGCTATAACAAAAGGAGATGTAATTCAGGAGAAAAACAAATTGGTTGGATTAGGATTTCACGTTCATCCTAGATTAGATGAGTTACTTGAAATGGTTGAAAAAAGTCCAACTACAATACAACGAGAAACTGCAGACGCTATTAAGAAAGTTGAAGGCGGTACAGAGATAACTGAAGAAGACATTGCAAGCTGGAGTCCAGCAACTCGTAACCATCCGATAGTTAAGAAAAGACTTGATGCAATGGCAAAATGGAGTGAGACTAATACTTATAAAGATATGGAGAAGAGCCTTAAACATACTATATCATCTGACATAGGAGTAAGACCTGATCAGATGAGAGCTACTACCTTTAGTCAAAAGGAAAAAGAAGCACTGCATAAGATTACTGCTTATGCTCAAAAAATGTTAGCACAAGGCACAGTTAAAACTGACGATGAAGCTAAAGAATTAAGGAAAAATAAAGGAGAGGATATTACCCCTGCGGATGCAGCATTACTAGCCGATAAATGGTTTAGAAACAATAGGGATAAAGGTGAATTATTTCATAGGGAAAAAATTGACGGAGTTAGAGATTACCATAATATTAGATCTAGCGATCATAATTTTAGTTCTTTTACAGGCGAGGTTATTCTTCCAAATACATTTATAAATTCTCTTCCACAACAACCTGACCAAGTACAAAGCTTATTAAAAAATGAAGTGAAGTTAAATAAGTTAATTGCTGATAATGAAGAACTTGGAACGAATTGGAATGAGTATTTTGGTAAAAACGCTGAGCTTAATACTGCTATACCTGAAAAAGCTTTTATATTATCTAAACAAGCCAATATTCCTATAGCAGAAGTATTGGAAAAGCTTAATATACATAATGGGCATGGAATACTTAATCCTAAATTAAAAGATGCACTACTTGG